TTCAGGGCTTTGTTGTAGATAGTCCACTTCAGGAAGATAGTACTCCTGAAAATCCAATCCGTAGATTTATTATTAATCCTAGTATTTTTAATATTATCAAACAGGCGTTGATGGATCCGGACTTTCCAGAAATTCCAACAGACTATGAGCAGGGTACTGACTTCCGTCTAACAAAGACACAAAAAGGACAGTACGCAGATTACTCTACTAGTAATTGGGCACGTCGAGAGCGTTCATTGGGCGAAGATGAGCGTAATCATGTAGCATCTCATGGTTTGCATAACTTGAATGACTTTATGCCCAAGAAGCCTGACAGCGAAGGAGTTAATGCTATCTTCGAAATGTTTGAGGCAAGTGTTGATGGTCAACTTTATGATCCAGCACGTTTTGGCAATTTTTATCGTCCAGCAGGTGTTAACCTGGATGGACTGACATCAAACGCTACACCTCCTGTAGCACAGCCAGCACCTGCTCCGGCACCAACGCCAGAGCCAGTTGCAGAGTCAACTCCGGCACCTGCCCCAGCGGCGGCACCGGAAGCTGATGCAGGTAAAGCTAGTGCGCAAGATATACTTGCCGCTATCCGTGCCCGCAAAGGCGAATAATTAACCCGGCACTGTGGGGGATAGAATCCCCCACACTTTTTTATCAACTACAGGAGAAAACTTTATGGCTAGACCATTTGATGTAAGTAAATTCCGTAAAAGTATTACGAAGAGTGTTCCAGGAATGAGTATTGGTTTCAGGGATCCAGACACATGGGTCTCAACTGGTAACTATTGCCTGAACAAATTAATTAGTGGCGACTTTTTTAAAGGTATTCCACTAGGCAAAGTAACTGTACTTGCAGGAGAAAGCGGAGCAGGAAAATCATATATTGCGGCAGGTAATATTGTTAAAAATGCACAAGATCAAGGTATATTTGTTGTGCTTATTGACAGTGAAAACGCACTAGATGAAAAATGGCTTCATGCTCTTGATGTTAGTACAGATGAAGATAAGTTGTTAAAACTTAACATGGCAATGATAGATGATGCCGCAAAAGTTATTAACGATTTTATGGCAGACTACAAAAAAGAATATGCAGACAAGGACACTGATGAGCGTCCAAAAGTATTGTTTGTAATCGACAGTTTGGGTATGATGCTCACACCTACAGATGTTGCACAGTTTGAAAAAGGCGACTTAAAAGGTGATATGGGTAGAAAACCTAAAGCATTGTCAGCACTTGTACGCAATTGCGTTAACATGTTTGGTGACTACAACGTAGGATTAGTAGCAACAAATCACACATATGCAAGCCAAGATATGTTTGACCCAGATGACAAGATTTCAGGAGGTCAAGGCTTCATTTATGCATCAAGTATTGTTATAGCGATGAGAAAACTAAAACTTAAAGTTGACGCAGATGGCAACAAAACAAGTGACGTTCATGGCATCCGTGCCGCATGTAAGATTATGAAAACCAGGTATGCTAAACCTTTTGAAAGTGTACAAGTGGAAATCCCTTACGAGACCGGCATGAGCCCATATAGTGGACTTGTTGAATTTTTTGAACGTGCAGAGCTACTTAAAAAGACAGGTAACCGTCTTGAGTATACTAGCCCTGTATCGGGAGAAGTTACAACACAGTTCCGTAAAGCATGGGCAAATAATGAAGCTGATTGTTTAGATAAGATCATGAGCGATTACAACGAAATCCAAGTTAGCGGAGAAGTAAAACAAGATATTTCAGAAGAAGAACTAAATAGCCTTGATGAAAATCAACCCACTAATGAGGAAGTAAATGAAAATATCGAGTAACGAAGCGGTCAGCATTGCTGAGTTATGGGGAAGTATCAAGAATTACATTTCCCAGAAAGACAGGCAAGCGGCGGCAGAGCACTTCTTGACTACTGTTCAAGATAATGCTATATTGGATTTAGAAGAATGTGCTAGCGAACTTTTTGGAGTTTGCGGCACACTAGATCGTGCATTAAAGGATTACGTAGTTGAAGAAGATTATGATGAATATGAAGAAGAACTCGAGTATTAATAAATGACCAATTGGTTATTACGTGTAAAAGAAAATCTGGCTAACATAGTGTCTGCTATAGAACACTATGAAAAAGAGCTAGCAGATGCAAGAAAGCAAACTGGCTTGTTTGGTAGTGTTGAAAAACACAGCCGTGACATGCCAGGTATTGTTGAGCAACGTTTTAATCAACTACAGGAAATCGAAAGCATACTCGAGTATCTTAATATTGAGTTAAGAAAGATACGTAGTGAAAAGTTCAGAAAGTTTCTGGAACACTATAATCGTCAGCTAACTAGCAGAGATGCTGAAAAGTATGTTGATGGGGATCCTGATGTTGTTGATCAACAGCATCTGATCAATGAGTTCGCACTGCTTAGAAACAAGTTTATAGGGCTTACAAAAGCACTAGATGCTAAACAGTTTCAGATCAATAATATTGTGAAGTTAAGAGCGGCCGGACTTGAAGATGTAAGTTTGTAGCAGAAGTGTGGCGAGGCCTTACTTTATGTAGCTAACACAGAAGTGTTGCAAAGTCGTTTAAATTATCGTCTCCGAACATCGACTGCTACACAAATACTTATATCAAAAACAAAAAAAGTGTAAAAAATACAAAAAAAATTACAACTATTTGAAAAGGCAGGATTTTTTCCTGCCTTTTTTTTCGGGTTTTTGTTGACAAGTAAGACGTTTTACTTTATAGTATAAGAGTAAGTTAAAAAAGGAGCAAATATGTATAACGGTTATCAAGAAAAATTGTTTAGTAATAGTTGGGGTGTTAACAGTGGCTTTAAAAGATTAGCTGACGAGTTACATGAATTGCTTCCTATTGCAGGAAAATGTGAAAACTCAAGAGGAAAAAACAAACATCTTGATAAGTTTAGAAGAGCGCAAAATGCCGCTTATGACTTGTTTAACAATGGCCTATGTAACAGTAGGGGGTTGTTTAAAAATGTTTATGGTTGGGCTCCTTATCAGAGTAGCGTTCATTATGCTAGTAACATTACTTGGGCTCAGTGGGAGGATCAAGTAGAAGAAGTTCTTACTCCAATTATTTTAGCCGCGGCAAAAGAACAGGGCATTAAATAAAAAAAGTTGTTGACAAGTAAGACGTTTTACTTTATAGTAATGGTATAGTTAGAAAAAACAGGAGTTGCAAATGGCTTATATTTCCGCAGAAGATGTTAAAACAATCCGAGAAGCTCTTAAAGCAGAGTTTGGTAAAACATACAAGTTTGGTGTAAAACGAGATCATCATTCAGGTGTGCGGGTTACTTTTAAAGAAGGTCCTGCGTTTGAGATCACTAAGCGATTTGATCGTTACTCACACGAAGAAGTTGAGGTAGATATTAACGGTTACGAACAAGTAAACCATTACCATACAGAGCGTATGTATGGTGAAAACAATGCAAAGATTTTAGACAAAGTAAGTGAAATTGCTCACACTGCACCAGGACTTGCTGGTGGTAAAAAATACTACTGTAATGATGATGTGCAGACTGATTACTTTGATCGTGCTTATTATGTCAACATACATGTTGGCGATTGGAATAAACCATATATTGTAAAGGAGGTATAAAATGCAAATAGACTTTGATAAAATCAACAATGTAGTTGTTGAATGTGTTGATAGATATGATTGGCCCGACTTTTGTGATGCATATATCGAAAGTTGTGATATTGATGGTGTCCCTGCCACAGAAGAGCAGTTGGATGCAATTAATGAAAATGGAAGTTTTGTTAACGAACAAGCCGCAGAGGAGTTTATGAACTATGGCATCTAATGATCTTCAAAACGCAGTTGATGCGATCCGTAAAATTACTACTCAGGCAGACTTAAATGTTCTTGCTGATGAGTGGAAACGCCAAATGACTTATATTGGTCGCAATGCAACCCGTGGTATGAAAAAAGGCGACACTATTACTTGGGAGTCACGTGGTTTTGTACAAACTGGTACTATTACTAAAATGAACCGCAAGACAACTGAAGTAGTTGCCGCTGGCGCTACACCGTTTGGTCGTACTGTAACTCGAGTGCCTAACTCAATGATTACAGGCATTGTGGAGCATGCATAATGGAAGGCGATAGTTTTTATGACAGTGTTGGCGGACAATTCCGCCACTTTGTCAACAACATGTATTATGCCGCTATGAAAGAGCGATCTCAGTGGAACCAAGATACTTGTACAAGGGAAGAATATATTGCCAAAAACAAGTATTGGCTCAAAGAAAGATTTAAAGAAACTGGTGGAAATATGCTTGACATTATGAAATAATTAGTTCATAATACAGGTATAAACAGTAGGGAATGAGATGAAAAAACGTTACGATATTCAGGAAGTTTTGACACTGGCAATTGCAGTTGATGAAGCACA